GATGTGCCTATTGCTGAACTAACTGCGTTTTTAAAAGTGTTCATTTCCGTAATCCTTTAGTTATAGCTTCACACCAATACTTCATTTGTTCGTCTTCCATTTCCATCTTTATAAGATTTACTCTTGCACAAACAAGTCTTACATTATCTTTGGTGTACCCTTTATTGCTGTCTATTCTATCAACGCTTACTGCAAAACTATTTTTAGATTCAACACCAGAGACATACTCCATAGGCATACCTGTTACAGCACACAAACCTTTTTGTTCTTTGTAAATTAAATCTATATCTTCTTTACATATAAGTACAGGTATATTTCTACGTTTTGCATTACCTACAAGGTTATTCCAAAGATTGTTTTTATATCCAGTTTCTGTGTTTTTATACTTGCGGTTCTTCTTTTTAGCACAGTCTTTACAGACATAAGTCTTTTTAGATGTGTTCTTTTTACTATTACTTTTATTGAAGAAAGTTTCAGGTTTTGTTTCTTGGCAAGAAGAGCACTTTAAATAACCACCTTCTACCTGCCGTATATTATAAACCCCCATTCTTTATTTCCTTATCCTAACGCAATAGCTAAAGCAAGTGCATCATCTGCTAGTGCATAACGTGCATCGCTTTCAGTTTTAGTGTAGTGCGTAGCTAGTGTGAATGTACCGTAAGCTACAATGTCTACGATGTCACCTGCTGTTGCACCAGTTGTGAGTACAATAGCTGTACCCGAAGTAGCAGTAAAATCTGTACCTGCTAATAACTTGATACCATTTAAAAATACATCCACATAACCTGTGTCATAGGTTGCTGCAAAGCTTGTCTGCCCACTTGTTGCTGTGTAAGTATTACGTGATGATGTACCGTTTACTGATGAACCTGCAGCTTGCCACCCAGATGTACCATATACGAACATTATATCAGAAGTCGTGTTAAAGTACAAGGCACCAGTGATAAGTGCATCACCATCATTGTCTACAATAGGTGCAGATGCTTTAGCACCTAAGTATCTGTCATCAAAGTCATCATATGATGCAGCCGCATCTGTAGCACTAGAAGCTGCAGCAGTAGCTGAGTTAGCTGCGTTAGTCTCACTTGTTGCAGCATTGGTAGCTGAAGTAGCTGCAGCAGCAGCACTTGTAGCTGCATCTGTGCTTGAACCTAAGATAGCATCTACGTATGTTTTATTTGTTAGGTCAGGGCCATTTGTAGGTGTATAAGTAGTTGTAACCTTAGAGCTACCCATGTCGATAGCACCTGTCATAGTGCCACCAGATAAGTCTAGGAAGTTAGTAGTTACATAGTTCTGTGTAGCTGCATCCTGTGCTGCAGTAGGATCACCTAGTCCAGTGATCTTGTTTGTACCCATAGCAATAGCACCAGTCATCGTACCACCTGCTAGTGGGAGCTTGGTTGCTATGCTTGTTGTAATAGTTGTGGAGAAGTTAGGGTCATCACCTAGAGCAGCAGCTAGTTCATTTAATGTGTCTAGTGTACCTGGGGCTGAGTCTACAAGGTTAGCAATGCTTGTGTCTACGTAGCCTTTGGTTGCTGCGTCATTTGTATTAGTCGGTGATGTAAGGTTAGTGATGGTAGCTGTAGTACCAGCATTCATGTTCAACGTACCGTCAATAGTAACGTTGTTGAAGCTAGATGAACCACTTGATGTGATGTTACCTGTTACATCACCTGTCAGATCACCAGTTACGTTACCTGTAAGGTTACCTGTAACGTTTCCTGTGACTGGACCTACAAGACTAGTTCCTGTAATCGTAGTGCCTGTGATAGCTGCCGCTGTTGTTGCACCAATAATAGTGTTATCAATATTACCACCATTAACATCAACAGTCGCCAAGGTAGCTTGTCCAGATGTCGAAACAGTAGTAAAGCTACCTGCAGCAGGAGTAGTAGCACCAATAATACCATCTAGATTACCTGTTACATTTCCTGTTACGTTACCAGTAACATTTCCTGTGACATTACCTGTAACATTACCAATCACTGCACCAGTTAAAGTACCTTGAAAGCCACCAGTTGCAATCATCGCACCTGAAGAGTTTACTGTAGTAAACGTACCTGCAGCAGGTGTGCTACCACCAATAGTGGTATTATCCATTGCACCTGAGTTAATGTCAGCAGATGTAATAGTAGCTGTACCTGTTAAGGTAGATGTACCTGTGACTGCCAGAGTGCCTGATGCTGTAATATTAGTGAAGTCACCTGTAGAAGCTGATGTACCACCAATGGCTACACCATCAATGGTTCCCCCATCAATGTCTACTGTTGTAGCTGTAACTGATGTAAATGTACCTGCAGCAGGAGTAGTACCACCAATTACAGTATCATCAATAGTACCGCCTGTAATAACTACAGAGTCAATGTAGCCAATACCATCAATGTATAGGTCTTTAAACTCAGCACCCGATGCACCAAGGTCAACGTCATCGTCTGTTACAGGTTTAAGTACCCCGTCTTCTAGTCGAATCTGTTCTACTGCAGCAGAAGATACTTCATTGTAAAAACTAATTCTGTTATTAGCTGTGTCAATCACAACTTTGTTTAATGCGTCAGTGTCAGCAATTAAAGGTACGTAAGCACCTTCAGTAGAGCTACCATCGTGTTTGTGACCGCCTGAGAAAGCAAACGCATCACGGATAGCGTTGTACTCTGCGTTTACTGGTGCAGCTTTAATAACCGCATTAGCGATAATGTCTGCTACCGACTGTCTGCTATAACCTGCCATTTTATAACCTGTCTCCTACTCCAAATGTAATCACTAGACCCTGAATACTGTGTGATGCATTGGAATCATTAGTTACGAATTTAAATGATGCTGACTTACCTGAACCTGAAATGTTAGTACGTTTAACTGGGGCAGGGTTACCATCAAAGATTGCGGTGCTATTATATAGTGCTTCATTATAGTAAGCTGCAGCACCCTCTGTGCTTAATGTAAAGTTTGTTGGACTTAGTGTGTCTACATCTTCGTAGTCATACAAAACAGACATAACGATCTCGTTGTTACCTTCAGCACGTAGATATGTAGCTACAGTGTAGAACACCTTGCGTTGCTCTGGGTCTTGCATATGAAAAAACGGTGTCTGGAATACACTAAAGATGTCTGTGCCATCAAAGTCATTACCTTGTTCTTGTCTATGCACTTTACCGTTTGCATCACCATGTATAACAAACTCATACTGACCAATGTAGCCACTGTCTGAAGCTGTAGCGGTAATACCTAACATCTGGCTATATTCAAACTGCAAACCGTTAGGCGTTTGTCTGAAACCACCGATAATACCTTGTGAGTCTGCTGCAGCAAAGAAGTAACGGAACTGTGTCTTCTGCCTGATGACTACTGCATTCAATCCTTCAAGATCAATATCAAACACGATGTCAGTAAAGATAGACTGAATGTCTTTTGATACTGTCTCTAGGTTAACGTCACCAATTTTGTCTGTACCACTGATAGGACGTAGACCGTCTTGTGATAAGAAAAGTAGGTCACCACCTATCTCAATAACACTATCTGAGGCTAGACATCCAAGGTCATCTGTAACTTCTTGTAACACAAAGTTAGAGATGTTATCACCAGCAAGTTTACGGATATTGTTAGTACCAAAGATGTACAACACATCACGAAACGACTTGATAGCTACAATAGGAAAGCCTACATTAATAACACCAGAACCATCAGCAGCAGCAAAACTAGTCTCATCGTAAGGCGCACTAAAGTAAAGATTGGTAGGTTCTGCAGGATCACCCGCCAAGAACATGTGGTTTTTATATACGTGAGAGTACTTAGGATCTGTCGGTGCATCTGCGTGTGTAATCTGCGTATAAGTTGTACCATCGTATGTAGCTGCAGGGTTGATACCATCAGTAAGCATTACCTTTGGACTACCCCAGTTGTACTTAGTGAAGCGTACTTTTGTTACACCTGTCATTGTAGGTGAACCAGAAGTAGTTACTGCAACCCAAGCCTCTGTAGCTGTATCCCAATAATGTAAGTAGTTAGAACCACTAGAAGGTGTACGACAAGCTAGAATACCATCGTTGATACCATTAGCTACACAAACACCTAATACATTTCCTGTGCCTGTAACGGTACCGTAGTCATTACTAAATCCGTTAATTTTACGATAACCACCAGTAACAGAAGGTTCATAGTTAATAAGAGCAACTGCTGATCCTGGTTGTGTCTCACCTTGTGACAGCACATCACGACTAGTGTTTAGACCGCCTTGGCAGAATACTTTAAAAGAAGCTAAATTATCAGCCATTAGATCACACTATTAAATGTACTGGATGCAGGACGTTGAATTACGGTTGAACGAACATATAAGTTATCGTCCATTAGAATACGCCGCATTGCTTTAATACCCTCTTCAAAATTTTGTTGGTGGATTGCGGCACTTTGTTCGTTACTACGGAAACGCATTATAAACATAATAGCACCATCAATTACTACATGTTTAAATCTGTCAGGAATAATCATTGTATCTGTATATAATACTAAATCATCTGGATAAGTAAAATATACATATTCAATTTCATAAGCCGCATCCGTTAATGGTGTAACTCCAAATTTTTCTTCTAGTGTTTGATATATGTAAATAGGTTTACCTATACCATTTGTTTGATCTCCTTCATCGTCTTGTGTACGATAATTTTGAAGGTAGTCATTATATGTTAATGTATTTAAATGTCTAGGTGTATTATCTAATCCCGTAGTCTTTTTTAGAAAAAACGAATCCCAATCTACAGTACCCATGTCTGATGGAAAATCATACGTGCGTTGTGCTGTAGTTAATGTTTGGGTATATGTTGTTTTTAAAAAAGGCCACTCTTGTCCGT